GCTGCTATTGTAAAACGTGATCGTGAAACCCGTTGCTGATTTATTTGTTATACCATAATAGTCGCCAGATTGCATATCCCCAACAGAAATCGACACCGCACGCAACGCCTTAAACGCATTTGTGAACGTGATCGCTTTTGCACCAGCACCGCTTTGAATATCATTGTCGCTTTCTGTGCGGGTTGGCAGTTTGATCTGCGCGACCAGTTCCGAAATCGCTGGTGTTTCTTGGCTGTCAATGCTTGTTAATATAGCCCTAAACCGAAAAGCCCTTGCTGTATAGCTGCCGACCACGAATTGACGGTATGCCGTCCACGTTGGCGAACCAGCCGGATCATCTTGCGTTGTGCTGACATACAATTCAACATCAGCGGCGGCTGTGGCCGGTGTGCCGGTATGCTGCGAAAACTGCGTAAATTTGAGCGTTGCGGATGCTTGCGCCGTGAAAACAGCCGTCAAATCAATATAATTTGAAAAATCATATGTGCCGCTGGACGCAATGTTCCCCAAGCCGCCACCAAATAAGCCAGTTGCATCGTCAAAGTTGCCAGCCACGCTATCGAACAGATTGGTCGTGTCCAGTCGCAGCGTATCATCAACCACGACGCAAGTTGTCTTGCTGCCAGTGAATGTTGTGTGTTCTGTTAAAGTGTCAGATACATTCAAATCAATTTGATCCACCAGTGCAACGCTTGACGCTTCATTTGCTGAATAGAACCCAAATTTATCAACCGCCTTGATCAAATATGTACCGGTCTGCGCTGGAACCGTTATTGATGTGGCTGGACGCGATACCTTTTTTGCAACAGTTCTAGCGTTGTCAAATGTCGCACCGGTCGTCAATGGCGAATGCCGGATCACATAATGCGATAAATCACCATCTGGCACTGCCGTCCAAGTCAAATCGGCTTGCTGGCCGTTGATGTTGACGCTCAGTGCTGTGATATCGGATGGCACTGCGGTTGTGCCGGAAATGGTGTGCTGTGCGGTTGCGTATTCAGATGTGACATTCAGATTGTTTCTAATCCTTGCGCGAATATCATATGTGCCGCCATTTTTGACATTGATCAAAGTGAAACGCGATCCAGATGAACGGCCAAGCGTTTTATATATGGTTTCAGTTGACAGCTTTGCTTCGACCTCAAAATCACGCGCATATACTGACGTTGATGAAACATCCACGACCAAAACCGAAATGGCTTGCTGATTGAACAATTCCAGATCATCAGATGCCGTGATTGTTGGAACCGGCAAATCAAACGGGTTTGGCAGATCGGTGTCATCATCTTCAAAGTCTTGTTCTTCAGCATTCCAATCGTAAACCGCGCTGTTTGTTTCAATCAAAGCGCAATCAACAAATGCTTCTTTGTCGTTGAAAGCCAACTTCCAGCTTCCAACCTCAAAAACCTTTTGCGACCAGCCCAGCCGCGCATTTGTAATCATCACAGTGTCACCCACGTTAAACTGAAACGCTGACATTTTGAAACGTGCGTTGACCGCAATCTCTTGCCGACTGCGGAATAAATATTGCTTTGCAATCCGCTGCGCCATCCGGCGATCGCTGGTGAATGGCAAGTTCAAGTTCAATATGCGTTCTTCGTTCAAATCATCAGATTTAAACGTGGCATTTGTGATTGGTGGATAGTCAGTCGTTTCATACTGCGTGCGCGGGCTGATATATTGCCCTTTGACAGTGTTGAAGCTTTCACGACCGCTGTTGGCTGTTGTAATCGTCAAGCCGCCAGCAAGGTCATCTTCATCAAGCGTAACGGTTGGCGTGACATATGCGCCAGCTTTTATTTCCCATTTACCGTTTGAATAGTATAATGCGCCACCCAAGCTCGTTAGCATTTTACGCAAATTGGATCTTGGCGAATCCGCAGTGTCAATCACGCCATCAAACAAATATCGTTTCTGTGTGCCGCCACCAGATATTGCAACATTTTCATCGCAAATGTTGGCCGCTGCAATAAAACTAGTGTCGTCAATTTCTGAAGCAGATGCACCAAGACCATATGTTGCATCAGTCAAATAATCACGAATGACCAGTGCTGGGTTTTGTGAATAGGCGGTTGATGTTGTGCGCGGATCATAAACCCTTCGACCCTTAACAATTGCTGACACGTTTGGAATGCCGCCATCACCAAACGCTTTTTCATCAAACTGCAATCGCACATAAATATACGCTTGATCTGTCAGCTTGTGATTGCTTGTCCATTTTGTGCTGCTTATCAACAAAGATGGCTGATTTGAAGCTGTGCCGACTGTTCTTGTGTAGACCTTTGAATGACCGCTGTATCTACTAGGGTTGGTGACATTGTTACTGCTGCTGCTTATCGTCAAAGCACGATCATCAAAATAAATTTTTGTAAATTCTTCAAGTTGATGCGGTGCCATCACAATAACCATATGCAAATATTCGTCACCGCCAGACGTATCCATAAAAACAATATTGCCACCAATGCGCGGTGCGCCATAAACCAGCTTGCGCGTGGCGTTCGTCAGCCTTGTTGTGACGTTACGCCCCTGCATTTCATTAGAACCGGATGGATCGCCGCCATCTGGCGCATCACCCGCAAGGGCTGCTTGTGCGCCATATAGTGCTAAATTTGTGAGGAATGTTGTGCCAATCAAAGTCGCTGTGATTGCGGTGCCGGTGATGTACGCAACGCCAGTGCTGATCGCTGTGCTGACAATAGCTGGAATAATCGCCGCTGCCATATTACACCTTCCACGCTTGTTTTGCCGCGCTTAACGGCAGAAAAACCAAACCATCTTGACCCATCGCGGCAACCTTGTCACCGATCACCAATGATAACGCATCACCGGTTGGCGTGTCTATTAGTGCAACATCGCCCCGCTGCGCTTTAATAGGCTCTATTTCGCTCAATCTAGCCCCTACGCTGGCCGCAAGATCGCCCGCGCCTATCTTTAGCAAAGCCTTTGCAGAACCCGCTGCGGAGCGATATTTGCCGATAAAGTCATCAAAGCGTGATGATCCGCACATAGCTTTTTCCGCATATAAACAAAACAAGGCACAATCTGCCTTGCCCCATTCAAACTTTTTATGCCGCCATTCTTCGATGTGATCGTGCAAGCGTGTCGGCCAATCTACTAGCCGCCCCATTTGATCACCTTTGATTGCTGGCTGTTGATAAAATTGAAGCCTTTGTCAGTGCTGTCGATCAGCCGTTGATCTTGTGATGTGTATCGGCGCACCCTTGCACGCTCCAAATCAATCAATCTGTTTTCGGCTGTCAGCGCAATACTGCACGTTTCACCGCTTTCTTGAATTGTCATAACATCCATCCGACCGCTGAACACTTGATAGCTGTCAACGGTTCCAGCATCAATCGTGCCGATATAAATATTGACCGGACGATACCTATAATTTTCAGTCAATGCCACCGACAGAATGTCAGATGAAATGCCTTGCAGTGACATTTTCACGCCTTTCGCGGCAATTTCTGTGCTTTCTTCGATTGCTGATATATTGATAAGCGTTCCGGCTCCGGTATATGTGTCGCCATCAACCGTCAAATCGCCGTAGCCATTCCACAAGCGCACTGTGCCGCTGTCAAATTGCAATTCAACAGCAACAAAAGCGGTAAAGCTGGCATCATTAAAGCCGGATGGTGAACCAGTGCGCGTCATAGTGCTTCGACCGCAGCAAAGTTTATCGCATAAAAACCAGCGGTGTTGATTGTCCAAACTGCTTCATTGCTAGTCAGCCGGAAAACACCTTTTGCATTACTGACCACAACAGTCGCATCATCATTCGGTGATGATCGCAAATCCGGCCACAAGTTCAACGTGGCTTCGCCGCTGCCGTTACTGCTTACATCTTCAAGCACTTTATAAAGCCGCGCTGACGCACCGCTGCCAAGCTGGATATAATCACCGGCCTTCAAATAACCTGTTGCCGATGCTGGCAAACCGTCAATGTTCAATTCATTGCCAGTTTGACTTGCACCATTTACAAGTGGCGTGCCAGCCGCAGATGATGCTGATCCGCGTGGCGTTGCACCATTTGGATCGCCAAGCAGAAAAGTGCCAAATTGCCCACGCAACCGCAGCAAAAAACTGTTCCAATATTCGCTATCTTCGCGCTTGACCGGCGGGATCGTGATCGTTGCCGACCAACGTGCGCCAGCGTGACGAACGACTTGCTGTGAAAACGTAAACGGGCTTTCGGTGATTGCCACAACATCTGTCGCTGTGATCTCAACTTGCGCAATCCCTGTTTGCGTTGGAAATGCCAATGGATAGGTTTCAGCCATAACTATGCCCCAAAGCTGGACGCGAATGAACCGCCGCGATGGCGTGCGTCAATGACAGCCGCTTTTGCGGCCTCTTGTATTTGCGGCAACATCCCAACAACTTCAGCGCGTACCGTCTGCGATACACCAGCCGACAAGTTGATGGTCTGATTAACAGTAACCCCGCCGCCAATCTTGTCATTTGGAATGACCCTTCCGGCACTATCCGGCACGAACAATTCCGCGCCTTTTTCGCCAACGATTGCTGGCTTGCCTTTAGTCGGACGGCCGCCATTTGCAAAACCGAATAAGCCGCCGATAAAGCCGCCTATACCACCGCCGCCAGCCATACCCGCTGCCAGTGGCGCGGTGATGCTTTGTTGGATTTGGATGCGAACAAGGTCTGCGATGATTGACTTAGCCATCGACTTGAACGCATCTTTCGCGCTGGCTGTTCCCATAGTCACATCAACAAGCGCATCTTCCAGCGACTTAATACCGCGCACCGCTGCGCTTTCCATATTCTTTTGCAAATCCTTTGCGCTGTCAGCTAATTCCATTAACTGTTTGCGATACGTCTTGCCGGTTTCGTTGCCTTGTTCCATATTACCATTCAAAGAACCAACGGCATCAGATGTGCCTTGAACCGCTGCACGCAAATCAGAAAACAAAGTCGTGTTTAATGTTCTGCTCATTTTTTGAAAATTGTCAGTGAAATTGAAAATTCTTTTCGCAAGTTTTTCATCAAAAACACTGAACAAAAGCCCGCCAGCTTCGGTAAGCCTCAAAACAACGCGCTGTGATTCAGCCGCAAAACGCACAATTGCTTTTGCTGTTTTTTCAACCAGATTTATAACGCCAATAGCTAAATCTTTAGCAAACTTTTTTATGCCGCCAGCTTGTTTAATTGCAGCCACAATCTTATTTCGCATCAAGTCAACAATCACGCGCAATGCCGGTGCTAATGCTGCAACCAGTTGATCGCGCACGCCGCCAAACATCGTTCCCAGCTTCATCATTGCATCATTTGTTTCTTCAACGCCCTTGACCGCGCTTGACGATAATATGAAGCCAAGCCCTTCAGCATCTTGGAACATCTGTCGCAGGGCTGCGCTGCCGCCTTCCAGCGTGTTTACAAACGCCACGCCTTCGCTATCGAACAGCTTAAACGCTAGACGCACTTTATCGCCGCTGCTTTGCACGTTATCAAACGCATCAGCCAGCTTTAGCATTTGCTCATCAAGGGAAAGTTTAGTCAGTTCTTTGGCGTTCAAGCCAAGTTCTTTTAGCGCGTCTTTAGCTTCGCCGGTATTGTTAGCCGCTTCTGACAATCGCCGCGTAAAGCGTTGCACAGCCATATCGACTGTGCGCGTTTCCACGCCAGCCAGATTAGACGCATATCGCAGCTTTTGCAGTGCTTGACTGGTGACACCCAGCTTGGTCGCAGTCTTGCCCAGCGTGTCGATGCTTTGCAGTGATGACTTGACCAGCAAGCCAATACCAGCCGCACCTGCAACCGCTGTCAGCCCGACTTTAAAATTGAACAGTGCTTTGCGAACAAGCCCTAGTGATTGGTTCAGTTTGCGGAACGTGCCGCGTGTAAGGTCTTTCGCGGTGATGGTAAAATTAAGATTTTGATTTGCCATCTTCGATCACCTTAAAATATGCGAACCATTCATTCAGTTCTGTCAGCGTCAATTCTTCAATTTCGGCTTGTGTCTTGTGAAGGCGATCCGCTAAGGCCAGCATATTCAGCCTCAACGGGTCGCCCTTTAGTTTTTTTCCGCATCCCCAACGCTTTCAACATCGCCAAACATCTGCCCAGCAATATCAGCAATCAAGGCCACGCTGTCACCCATTAGGTGCATCTTATCTTCTAACGTAAACATCCGCTTGCCATCGGCATCTTCAGCTTTGGTAATAATCAGATCAACCATTCCGCTAATCGTCATATTGTTTAGAAAGTCTTTATGCTTTCTTTGCAGCTTGTCGATGTCTCCGGCGGTAATTGAGCCAGAATAAATAACCAACGGCTGACCATCTTCGCCCCACTCATCAACTCTAATGACCTTTCGGTCGCGGTTACGCCTTGCGGCGATCTGTTCTCCCAAGCCCATAATTTACCCCTTAAACGGTTGTTTCAGTCAAACCACCAGTGCCTTGAAAGCTATAGGTGGCGGTGTTGATGCCATCAGATGTTACACCAAGTGAAAAGCTGGTGACAATCGCTGAACCTGTCAGCTTATGATCGCCAGATGTGTTGCCTTCCATTTGCAAGTTCAAAGTGATGCTATCACCAGCGCGGCAG